AGGTTTATCAGTTCAAGACTTTTCTGCTGAAACTTAATGCTTTTATACTCAATCTTTGGCATCAGATCACCCCTTCAATTTCTGCAAAACGCTTTGCATTGATGAAATATGACCAACGGTGTTCACTGGTATGAATCGCATACCCCCAAGGAAAAACGCCCTGTTGTAACCCAAGTGCTATTGTGTTGGTGTGCTTATGCATCAACTTAGCAACTTCATGTACTGTCAAGGTTGGGATGCCATCTTCACACTTGGAAGGTTTGAATGTCACCGGGGTTTCTTCCTGTTCAAAATAGTCAGGGTTAAGTCCAAGTGATACTGCAATATCACTTTGAACCTGTTCTGACGGTGTGGTCTTATCATTCAGGTACATACTGATTGACCCCTTACTTTTCCCGGTCAATCCAACAACCTGTGCCTGATTGATTCCTAACTGCTGCATAGCCTGTTTCAACTTTTCGCTGAATTTCATAATTTATCACCTATCCTTTCTTTTAGTAGATATTTTATCTACTTTTAGGCAAAAAAAATCTTTGTTGCATCATCATCTGTTAAATTCAACAGGTCTTTCAATGCCTTGATTTCACTTGCCTTGAACTCTGTTTCATTGTTGACTTTCTTCATCAATCCAAAGTAAGTCAACCCGCACTTTTCAGCCACAAACTGCAATTTATAGCCGGATGCATTGATTTTTCCCCTTAATAACTCTGTGTTCGTCATCTTACTTTTCACCTTCCTTTTCATCATCAGGGAACGCATTGTTATTATACTGTTTCCTGATCGTTATTCTAACAACCCCTGATTCCAACTGTTCAAATGATGTTTCCTTGAACTTCTGCGGTTTGCCTTTTTTCAGGCTTTCTATGTACGCAAGATATTCAAGTTTGGTTGGAAATTCAAGAATCTGTTCAATCCATGCTGCAACTATTTTCTTCACTTCATCACCTTCTTTCATTGCCGGGTGCTTTCAGGCAGCGACCCGGCATCTTGTTAATTCAGTCTGTTTTATACCTCTAAACTCTGTATGTGCTTTTACTGTACCAGTGATTGACATTTCATCAACAGTATCATCAATATACTTTCCAGTTTTCCATGTATAAACATTTCCATCTGCACCTATGATTTTGTATATGTGGGTGACACCGAAATCAGTTTCCCAACTTGTTACACACTTTACAGACTGAACTTTTACTGTGATTCTGTCAGAAATTTCACCGACATATTCTGATGACTGTTCTATGTCAAGAACTGCTTTTCTCTTTGCAGTTCGTTCTAAGTCCCTGTCATACGCCGGAAATAATGAAGCATACAATCCAAAATTTCCTTTGACATATTCAAGACTGCAAGCCGTTTTTAAGTTATGAATGTAATTGCTGTTTTCTTCCTGTTCAGACACCCAAGCAAGGGCATCTGACACAAGTTTTACTGTCAAATCACTATCAATGTCAAAGTTCACTGACCGCATCTTATCAAGTAAATCCTGTAAGTATTCTTTTGTAACTGCCCGTCCGTGTGCTGCATCATAAAAATCTAATGCCCTTATTGCCGTGCTGATGCCTTCATCAGATGATCTTGTATACCCAAAATGACGGATTGTTTCAGCCACATAAGAAAGATATTCTTTTGTATTAACATACCGCTGATAACTGCATCCGGGTTCAGGTGTTTCACCTTCAATCAAAGTATCAAACAGGCTCATATACTGCGTAACTGCTTCGGCACTCATACCATGTGTGAAATCTTTCAGGCAAGATTTTCCAACCTGTTTGAACTCACCCGTTGTCTTATTCCTGACAATGTATGTGTTTTTGCGATATCTCTTACTGTTGCAATGTTCACACATTGGTTTTGAAGTATAATATCGTTCAGGTACTTCTACCCCGGCAACACCTGTGATGATATTACCATTTTCTGTATGTTCAAGTTCTGCTATGAACTCCCAATCATTGATGATTGCAGTTCCTTCCGCTTCTACCAGTACGAAGCGGGAGGTGTATTTATTTCCTTTTTCATCTTTCAACTCTCTGAACTCTTCACCAGTTTGTTCATAATGGAAATCACAACCGTATGCTTTGCACTTATTAGAAATACGTTTCAACTTCTTTTCAAGTCTATCAATATTGCCTTCATATATTGCATACTTCATAGCCTTACCATTTCCTTTCCCAGTTCCTTCAAAAAGTTGTCTATTGTCAGCACACCTTAGTACAATCAGGGGTGTCTTTCCTTTATCAGATTTCACATTAAAATCTGAAAACCTGTTACACATCATTGAACTTTTTGAACGGTGCTGTTCAAACCGCCGGGGTTTCACATTAAAACCACCAAAACCTGTTGACCAACATACAATAGACAATTTTTTGAAAGAACTGAAATCCTATTCCTTGGTTCTTTTCCCCGGAACTGCTGCAACAGTTCTTTTTGAAATAGTCAGGAAGTCGGGGAACTTCCTGACCTGTGAAACAAAGTGCTGTGTCATCTCGTGCGGTTGATTCTTCCACTTAACGGTTTCTTGTTTTAGGGGTAAAGTGCCGATTGGTTCAGCCTGTCCGCTTTCTTCAAATAGTGCGGTACACTGTGCTTTCTTGCCCTACCGTTCCTGTTTTCTTCAACTACTTTGACGGGTCATGTTTATTCTTCACACGCTCTATCTGCTATCCGGCAGCCTGACCACCATGTCACTTGCGTGTAGCCCTATCGCTTCACCCGTGTCCTTCCTACTTGCTTTGTTTCAAGTAGATGTTTTATCTACTGACACAACAATACCATTCAGTAGATAAAATGTCAACACTTTTTTATAAAAAATTTGATAAAAGTTGATATTCAATCTATTTTATGGTATTCTTTAAGCATACCCAACCGGGAAGAAGGTGATTAAATGACAATAGGTGATAGGATAAAAGCAAGGCGGGATGAATTAGGAATGTCACAAGAAGAACTTGCACATAAGATTGGATATAAAAGCAAAACTTCCATAAACAAGATCGAACTTGGTATTCAGGAATTACGGCAATCAAAAATAAAACAGATTGCTGATGCACTCCAAACAACCCCAGCTTATATCATGGGTTGGAAAGAAACAGAAGAAGATCAGCAATTAAAAAAATGCCATGATCTGATAGAAAAGTGTTACGGTTCAGATATGTATGAACTTGTTGAACTGTATGCCAAATTAAACGAATCAGGAAAAAATAAGATCATGGGTGAATTGCGTGACACGGTTGCATTATCAAAATACACCGTTACGGAAAAAAGGGAAAATCAAAAAATGGCATAATTTTCCATCAGTACGGAAATATCATTGCAGTTGGTTTTCAAAAAAAGTAACTGTTGGTAACGGGTAACTGTTGCTTTTCTATACTGTATATTTTACTTTTTTATATTCTTATTCATATAAGATATTTTATTATTAAGAAAAATACTACCAAACAGATACTAACAGTTACTACATTGAAAACACTGTATTTGCAACAGTTACTTGAACCGTTAACAACCGTTACAAACGGTTACCACAAAGAAGGGGAAAGGTCAGATTTATGAAAAAAGTCATTAAACTTGTCGTTTTAGCAATCGTTGTCATTTTTGTGATTATGGTTGTAAAGGATATTTCAAAGAATCCCATTCAGAAAAAAGAAACATCATCAGAAGAAATCCCTGTCATCTTAGATGCAGATGCTTATTCAAGGATTTCATCTGAAAAGTTGGTTGAATTACTTGGTGAACCAAAGTCAACAGAAGATTGGAACAATGAAAATTCCAAAGGCACATTTCAAATGCAGCTTTACACTTATGACTTAGACGGAATGTATACAGAATTTATTCTGTATGAAGATGCTGTTGTCAAGATCAGATGCTTTGCAACTGAACCGTGGGAAATCAAGAAAGACTTTGACAACGTGTTCAAAATGTTCAATATCACTGTGAAAGACAGTGCAAGAAAAGTTGTTGACACGGGTGTTACTTATAAGTTTTCACCAGTATCAGACACCGTTGCAGAATTTGAAGTTTATAATTTTGATTCTGAAAAGCACACTTTTGATTCAGTCTATATCACATACAATTTGAATTATTTTGATGACCCTAATTAACTAAACAAAAATGAACCCTAACCGTTGCAGCGGTCAGGGTTCTTATAACTCTATACCAAGGAATAGGATGATATAGGCTATGCAACCCTAATTATATCATCCATTCCTTGAAATTTCAATCAGGAAGGAATGATATACATGGGAAGAAGAAACCCAAACGGTTACGGATGCGTGACCAAGTTGAAGGGTAACCGTTCACGCCCGTGGCTTGCCAAGGTCACCATATATGACGAACAGGGACACGCAAAACAAACCCCTATCGGTTACGCTGAAACAGAAGAAAAAGCCAACATTCTATTGGCTGAATATAACAACAATCCTTGGGACATTGACCGGGAAAAGGTCACCTTGGTTGTACTCTATCAGCGTTGGTCTGAAATCAAGTTACCCAAGTTAGGAAAATCAAATCAGCAGTCCTTGCGTTCAGCGTTCAAGCACTGTTCAAAATACTACGGTGTGAAGTACAGATCACTGAAATCTTATCAGATGCAAGACTGCATTGACAACTGCGGGTGTGGGTATTCAACACAATGGTCAATCAAGAATCTGTTCGGTCACCTTGACCGTTTTGCTTTTGAAATCGACCTGATAGATAAAATGTATTCACAAATTACCACCGCCCCACCAATACCTGATACCACCCGTGAACCGTTTACACCTGAACAAGTTGACGCACTGTGGAAAATAAAAGATGACCCTTGGGTCAATACCGTGCTGATCTACATATATACGGGATTCAGATTACAGGAATTGTTGGGAATGAAAACTGAACAGGTGAACATCAAGGACTGGTACTTTGAAGGGGGTATCAAGACCGCTGCCGGAAAGTGCCGTATTGTTCCGATACATGACCGCATCAAACCATTTGTGAAAACACTGGTTGATGAAGGGAATAAGTACCTGTTCACTTATCAGGGCAAAAAGTTCAGTCAGGCAAATTACTATAAGTGTTGGGGTGAAGTCATGGAAAAGATAAGTGCAGACAAGACCCCGCATGAAGCAAGGCACACATTTGAAACCAACCTTGACAACGCAAAAGGCAACAGAAAATGTATTGATATGCTGATGGGTCATAAGTCAAAGGATGTAGGAAACAGGGTGTATAATCACAAGACTATTGAACAGTTACGGGAAACCGTTGCCCTGTTAAAATAATATTTTTTACGCTGAACCAGTAACAAATTAGTAACAAAAAAGACGGGAAATGCCGTAAAATCAAGCATTTCCCGTCTTAAAAAATGTATTATATCATATATACATAAAAATGCTGTTCTTCCCTCTCTTTTTGTTCTGTCGTTTAAAGCCAATATTTTGCAGTTCACACCAATTGCACCAATTCTATTGCTTTTTCTATACAAATATACTAGTATGGAATTAAATATATTTTTAAGGAAATATTATGTTGTCAATTAACTATCTATCAGGATACCGAGTCATACACTATTAATGGCACTTTATCAGATACAATTTCTGATATCACGGATTTAATTTTGAGTTTTTCTGCTTAAACAAATGGTTCTATAAAGGATATACACCACAGAATTGGGAGAATGGAGATGATTGAAATGCACCGTATTCCACTTAAAATTGTGACAAGATTATCCGTTATATTTACGGTCATAGGTTTACTTCTTGTGATCATATGATTAGCGCCTATTAGGAAAACACACTGTCAAAGGGGTTCGTAGCGGGGGT